GACTTATTAAGACACAAGGATATCCGTACATTGTGGTCACGACCGGGGGTTGTCAAGTTCATGGCGATAAAGCTTGGCGGGATACCCTGGCCCATTTGGAGGAGGTGGCAAATCATTAGTAATTAGTAGATTAGTGTGCAATACGTTTCGCTGACGGCTAGAACCCGTTGCTTCGGAAAGCGCACATCGAACGTGGAAAAGACAAGCCACCCGGCCTCACGCAGATGCGGGTTGGGCACACCACAATGTAGGTACCTGCGATTCGCAAGTGGGTGCGCGGCGGCAACCTTCAGGGCAACCTGTTGATTGCGGGACCTGGCGAGGAACGCTGACTGGAGGGGAAAGACCTACCAACCCAAAAGCAAACACACATACACAATGATGAAATCACGTTCATTCCTCATGGACACAGTCTCACCAACTGTGTCCACGCTGTGTGTAGCTATCCAGAGGCTGAGCTTTAGCTCAGTTGAGAAGGATGTCAGGACTGGGATCAACTGGGGCCTAGTAACTGATTATTTGGGAACCGGCATGATGGTGGCAGCCGCGGCAGCTTGCGTTTACGCAGCTACCAAGGTACCTTTGGTGAAAAGGGCCATTCATAACATCCGGGAGGGGGCCATGCCCGGGCGCGTATTATCCGCGATCGATGGGAAGGCCACCTATGAGGAACACCTGGAGGAAGCGATGGAGGCAGAAAGGGAAGTGCTTGGGAACGTTGAAGCTACAGTTCCAAGGGCGCGTGGTGAGGACCTGACCAGGTTCGCCGCCGTGCTCGCTGGTGACGTGAAGCTCAAACTAGGCACATGCCCGAAGACCACCGAGGCCAATAGGCTTGTAGCGTGGGACCTGCTGAACAAGGCCTGTGTTGCACGTGATGTGCGCAAGGTCGACAGGATGCGGTTCTGCCAAGTGGCTATCGAGATGGTGTTCCTACCAGACTCCCTTGATGTGGAGATGCACAAACTGAGACGTTCCTACGCTGTGAGGGACAGGCTCGCCGCCATGAAAAGCGGAGACGGACCGCTGGACAGAGTGATGGAATATCTGTTCGGTGGCGGCCCAATGCTGAGGTTTACCTCGGCGTAGGGGTGCCTAGCGAAGGTGTCGGGTGTGGAGACAAACACCCCCATTGGTCATGTGGAGATCGATGGTGACGTTTTGAGATGGCGTCAGACAAATAAGCTGGGGAGGTCAAAAGTGCGTGGGTTGTGGACGGTGACTGGCGCCGGGTTCCACAACAGATATGGCGTGCACAATGCGAGTAAAGCCAACTTGCTGCGAGGTGTTTATGAGAGGGTGCTCTACCGTGTGGTAGGTGGAGTAGCACGCCTCCCTCCAAGACCCTCGGGGGATGTGTTCAATGAACGCTTGTCCAAGTTTCGCTCTGCCTTGGTGGCGGAAATCCCTGAAAGTCTCCCCATAACGCGTGCCCACTTTGTGGACATGTATCAGGGACGCCGGAAGGAGATCTACCAAAGAGCGGCGGACAGTCTTGCGTCACGACCACTCGTCAAGAGTGATGCGTTCATGAGCACGTTTCTGAAATGTGAGAAGATTGATTTCTCCTCCAAGCCAGATCCAGCTCCGCGTGTGATCCAGCCAAGGACGCCGCGGTACAATGTTGAGGTTGGTCGATACCTGAAACCGCTTGAGAAACGGATTTGCAGGGGGATTGCGGAGATTTGGGGCGGGGATACCATTTTGAAGGGGAAGAATGCTGAGCAGAGTGCTGTGTCACTTAGGCAGATGTGGGACCAGTTTGACGAGCCAGTTGCGGTCGGGATTGACGCAACACGGTTTGACCAACATGTGTCCTACGAAGCCTTGGAGTGGGAACACTCAGTCTATATGCTATGCTTTCCACCTCACACCCGCCCCAAGTTGGAGAGACTGCTGAAGATGCAGTTGGTTAATAGGGGGTACGCTCGACTGGAAGATCTTGAACTCATGTATGAGGTGCGCGGAAGGAGGATGTCCGGGGATATGAACACTGGGATGGGCAATTGCCTACTCATGTGTGCTATGATCCACTGGATAACTGCAGAGATGGGAGTCAGGTGCAGGCTAGCCAACAATGGCGATGACTGTGTGCTGATTCTTGAGAAGCGCGACCTGGGGAAACTCGGTAGGCTTGGGCCGTTGGCCCTTGACTTCGGGTTTGTCCTCGAAATTGAACCTGAGGTAGACGTCTTCGAGCAGATTTGTTTCTGCCAAAACCATCCCGTCTGGGGTGGTCACAGTTGGGTTATGTGCAGGGACCCACGGAAGTGCGTTGACAAAGACTTAGTCACGGTCTTGGACCTTGGCAACATCAAGTCTGCACGGAAGTGGTGTCATGCCATCGGGACTGGTGGGCTAGCAATGGCCGGTGGATTACCAGTTCTCGGCTCCTTTTACGGCATGTTGTTGAGACATGCCACCACAGGCAAGGTTGATGCTCATCCATGGCTGGAAAATGGGTTTGCTATGATGGCTAAGGGGATGGCGCGGCACAGTGATGTCGTTACCCCTGAGTCGCGAGCCTCATTTTTCAAAGCCTTCGACATCACACCAGACCAGCAGGAATCCATAGAGAGCAGTTACGCAACGATGCTCTTGAATCTCTCCGCCGGGGTAAGCGAATCACCACTTGCTTGCTACGGTAAAATTTGGCAATAATGGCCAAGACGCCCAAGAATAAGGGCAAATCTCAAAGTGTGCGTGTATTGGTCACAGGTGGCAGGAAAAAGATCAAGAGGAAGGCAACTGCTGGGAACCGCATGGGTATGTCTACCCTCCCGGCAAGGTGGATGAGGCTCCTTACGGACCCTTGTCTAGCTGACCTCACCTATCCGTGCTACGGAGGTACTGACGCTGGTTATCTTGTGAGGACGGTTGACACGTTCAGCCCTACCATTGGTGGCTCATTTACTGTGGGATCCCAGGTGATTGCCGACGGCATTTACACCTGGTCCCCATGGAATCTAAGTGCTACTACTGGTACAAGATCCTCCTTCTGGACCAGCGGAGACCCTCTTACCCCGTCGTCAGCCGGGTTCAACGGAAACTTTATCTCTACTGCCGCCGTGAGGTCGTACCGCCCGGTCGCATCGTGCTTGAAGTGGGTTCCAATCGGGCCTATCGGAGGGCGCTCAGGCCTTATTGCATCTGGTTACTCGCCTGGCGTGGTTGCCACGCCAAGTGTGGGCGTAGGAAACTACGTAACGTTGGCCCAGCGCAAAGCTACCAACGGAACTGAGATGCACGAAATCAACTGGTTGCCCACTTCCCATGATGAGGAATTTACAACCGTTGAGCAGGCCAACAGCACCTCTGTCGGAACGGTCTTCATGGCTTTGAAGGGAGTTGATGCAGTTGCCAAAAGCAGCACATCAGCCACCCTGAACGGCTATTTCGAGATCACTACTGTTTGGGAATGGACCCCGGCTACTACAACCGGACTATGTGTGGATCCACGGACTCCATCACCATATACATCCCAGACGGTCTTGTCCATGTTTGGGGACATCAAAAATGCCCTATTTGCTGGTGCTCACAGCACCGCAGTGGGTGCAGCTGGCCAGTTTGGCCGTAAAGCTGTTGGCATGATTGGTGGTGTCGCTAGCTCTGCTGCTATGGCAGCAATTGACTACGCCGGCAGATCCTTCATGGGAGTGGCCAACAACCCACCGCGTTACCGTGGCAACAGTGTACCACTGATTGGCTATTAAGTATGTCGTGTGGGAAATGAACATAAAATATACACAAAAGAACAATCCGAAGGGGTGGGTGGTGCCACAGGACCCGGTAGGTGAGTTCGCAACAAAAAGTGGGGACGCAGCAGGGAGACCTGCACAGCAACGGCCTAGAGGCCACGGGCTTAACGACCCCGCTGTAGTTAGTTTAGTCTGGAGAGGGTGAAATCTCTGGAGCCGTGTCACTCGGTG